AGCCAAGCATCACGATTGGAGTTCCAAATTACCCATTTATTGGTGACAATTTTGCCAATGTTGTCTTCAACATAGCGATCATCAAGTGTGTCGGACATACGTTCCTAGGAACAATTAGGCAGCAGCAACGCCACCAAAACGTGTGGAATAAACCACGTTGTTAGTTTTCCATGCGACTTTTTTCATCGGGGCTTTTGCAATTTCAACAACTGCTGCCAAGCAGTCTTTGATGTCATCGTGCTCAGGGTGCTCAACCATCAACTCTTCTTCCAGAGTTTGACAATTGCCGCCCTTGTAATGCCAGATGGTTTGGTTGGTATATCGAGGCTCAAGAGCTGCACGGATGCGCTCTTCTTTGTTGCTGGTAGGGCGGTGCTCATCAATGATGATGGGCACATTCTGCTGGCGCATGTAGTCTTTAAACTGCTGCACAATTAGACTTTGTGCTGCTGTGACTTCAGCTCTCAGCTTTTTGAATCCCCATTTCCGATAGCATCGGATAATGCGTTCATACATATCACTAATGCGATTAGTACGAAACCGATCAATATCAAGAACGTAAATCCAACCGTCCTCATCAACGCCCACAGTAACAATTGCAGTGTAGTCAGACTTTTCTGAAACGCTGTAAGCAAAGTCGATGCCCGTATAAACATGAAGCATCTTCTCCCCAAGATACCAAGTGCCACTCAGATTTTTTAGCGTCTCGCGTCCGTAATACTGGAACTTGCCAGGATCAATGTATGTGTTCTCTGGGCTGTTCGGGTTGTTGTAATATTGCGCGTAGAACTGGGTTATATCCAGATATTTGGCTTTCTTACGAGCCAACTCGCGCTCATCAAACCCAAAGCTCTTGCCGTCACTGCGGCGCTGTTTGGGCCAGAGAAACTCCCCGTTGGTTTCTACTTCGCGCTCAAACACTTCGTACACAGCAAGCTCTACGTCTTCTTCCTGCTTCTCATCGTAGAAGTATTCGCGCATATCAATCATGTCGCGGTAGATGTCGGCAGGATGGTAGCGAGTACCAACTGCCCACTCCTTAGCACCTGTGGTTTCAATTGACGAGAGCTGCGAGTAGAAGCCCCTAACCTGCTCACGGCCAATGTCCGTATAGGCGTTCCCAGGAACGACAACGTCGTCCAGCACAGCCACATTACAATGCAGCCCTGTAGTATTGGCAGTGAGGCCCACTGCTTTAACAGTGGGATCACGCACGCCTTCCGCCTTCCTTTTGGGATGGTCTACTGCGATCTCGTCAACACTCCAACGCTCGCGCAGGTTTTCGTTCTTGTTGACCATGTCAGGCCAGTAGTAACGATAGATGTCGCTAGTTAGAATGTCCTTGATGAATTTGAGCTGCTTCTCTGCCAGGGATGCTGTAGCCGAGACGTAAAGGATTGTTGTCTCAGGGTGCTTCGTAATCCACCACGCCACCCTGTACGCAATCATGGCGCTTTTCTGGTGGTCACGAGGCAGCAGAGTTAGCTGGTTGTCTAGCGAGTCTGGTCGCGTCCACCAGTTGATGAGTTCCTCATGCACCGACCCAATCATGCGATGCGGTGCCACCAACTTAATGAAGGTTAGGAGATTGGCTTCAGCAGCAGCCTTTACATCGGCAAGGTAGCTTTTGTCCTTTGCCACTTACTGGCGGACAGAGAGCGAGTTGTAGTTGACAGTCATAGTGTCAACGCCAGCCGCAATGTTGGCCTGATCCGAAATTTTGATTGATCCACCTGACGGAATAATCAGATCGAACGGAATCGGGATGTTAATTTCCGAATTGACAAACGCAGCTTCACGAGCGCCACAAGGCATGAAGTTGTAGCGGTTGGTTAGCGAGGCAGCCTGAACTGCGCCAGCACTGTACGTTGAGAGTACGTTGCTTGCGTTATCAAGGACTTGAAGAATTAGTTGTCGATTGCCAACAGTGGCACCCGATACAAAAGACACAGCAACACTGAGGATGTAAGTGTCCTCACTGAACTGGCTAATTGTGACTGTATTGGTTGCGACGGTTTGACGTACACCACGGCTTGACGGCATGGTTGGTTCCTATTTAACGATGCTGAGACGTCTTGCATCGTCTCGTGCTCTGGATGGATTTGAGTCGTCTTTCAATTCTTTGTTAGGGCGTCCAACTCTGTTCTTAGGAACAATCCCGTTCTCAGCAAGCCACTTGGCAGCAGCCGTGCCTTTAGGTGTCTTGGCTTGTTTCTTCATTTCTTCAATGCCCAAGCTCTTCAGCTTGATATAGACTTCCTCACGCCATTCCGCTACTTCCTTGGCAAACGCTTCCTTACTCATCAGGAGTTGCCAGTGCTCCCAATCGCCAATTAGCTCCATCGCTGCTTTGTAGTCGGTCGGATCGGCAATTGCGACGTAGCGTTTGCGCCATTCTTTAAGAGTGAACGGTGGCTTAAATGCAGAAGCAGGATCGGCCAGTTCCTTAAACAAACCAACTGTTACACGGCGTCCAGTTGCGTCGCAAAGCGTATGACCATCCTTCTCGTAGTCGAACATTACTTGGCTGCGCCTTTGACTTTCTCGTAGCTACGACCACCGATGTAGCCCAGCATCACCCATTTGAACAAATCGAGGATTGCTTCAGGAATGGCTTTCAGCCACTCACCAAACCCCTTAGTGATGTCAGCCGCTGTTACAGGAGACACTGCATACACAATCCCCATAGGGATACCTGCCAACAACATGATGTACACGACATACAGGAATGAAGGACGAGCACGGCTAGTCCACGGATCGGCGCTTTGCGCCTCCGCCATAATTGCTGACATCTGCTGGGCCGCTTCTTTCAGTGCCCCATCCTGCTGCAATTGGAGCAGTGCCAGCTCAGCTTGTGCACGTTGTTCTGCCTGTTTCTCTTTGTCTGGGAACAACCGTTCAATGATTGACTTGCCCAGATCAAGCAGGGGCGTTATTAGAAGCGGATTCACTGTTTAATCTTTCCCAGATGTACCAGCCAATCAAACCCGTGGTACACAGCAGTCAAACCAGCACCGAGTGCTGCAATCCATTTACTGACAGTTGCTGTCACACGACAGAACGCAATGAAGCCATGAATGGCATCCAGGACTTCCTTGACTTCTGTGGTGACTGTTTTGAGTTCGGCAACTTGCGTAACCAGTTCATCAATGCGCGGGTCTGACCCACGACGGTTGGCTTGATCGGTCATAGCTCAAGTCCTGCAAACGGCGGTTCAATCGCTTTGATGGCGTGGTCTTTCTCAAACAAATCGGTTAGCCAGCGAACAAAGCGAAACTTCCACGGCATTGGCAAACCCGACTTAACGTAACGTCCTGTGTGGCTACTGATGGTTTCCTGTGGAAAGCCGTTAAACAAAGCCGCATTGCACAACTGATCGAGTGCCTTGCCTACCCGATACACCCAGTCGCGTATGGCGTCATTGCCGCAGGCGTACAAGCCAATGCACACGGGAAGGAAAGCCACAATGAAAAAGGTTGGGATACCAAAGGCCAGCCAAAAAAGACCTGCCAATAAAACCTGCTTTACTCTGTCTGTCATTGGACGCCTTTCGGTAGTGCAGAAAGGTAGGCCACTACGCGAGGATCGTCATCACCAACCTCAATGGTTGGCGTGCCTTTGCAAATCACATTGCCGTTCTCATCTACCGCGTCAGGTTGCGGAGCAAGAAAATAGGCCGTGACTTCACCAGCGTCATTCAATGCAATGTGTGCCATTACGCATCCCTTCCTCTACGGTCAGCCCAGCCTTTGGTGACGAAAATAATCGGCCCTGTTGCGGCGGCTTCGCGGTGCCGGATTTGTTGTGATGTGTTGGTGTAGATATACCAATCTCCGCCTCCGGCTACTGCTACACTGTCCGTTCCAATGGCTCCGGGCGCAGCGGTTTTGGATGGTGCCGAATCCGTCTGATTGAGGTCGGATAGATACCAGTAGTTGCCACCACCTGTTGTGTAGGTGTTGACCCAAGCCTTAACACGAACCCCAAGAGGTACAGAAGCCAATGCCAGGGTTGTAGCTGTTGTTGAACCTGTAACAGAAGAGTCCAACACAGGGTCTAGCCATTCAAAATCATCGCCGTCCTGAAAA